CACGCTTATCGTAATCATTCCACATAGAATCTAAATCTGCTTGTTCTCCTACTGTCATTTTTGATACATCAGGTATTAAACCGTACTCTATACCATTATGCTTTATGATGTGTTTAACCTCTGGAGTATCTTGTAATATGCTTGTAAGAACATCAACTATATTGTTAAAGTCTTTCTTAGCCATTTTCATAACCAGGTTATCATTTAAGTTGCAGAATACTGAAACTAACTGGCGTGTTATGTAAATACTATCCTCTTTGTCTTTAGTCTGACGAATAAACTTTTGATATTGTGATAGTTTTATATCACTTAATGAAGTTGGAATTTTAATCTTTACATTCATATCTATATAACGTTTTTTTGCGTTTTTTGTTTATTAATGGTGTATCGCTTTATCTAAATCTTCTATATGTTGTCTTAGTTGGCTTACCTCCCATACTCCTAAATCAACACCGTTAATAGTTAGTTTAAAATAATCTTTGTTTTCTGTTGGCTTTATTTCTGTTTTTATATTCATCTTATATCATATTTTCCTTTATTAGTATTTAGTTTCATCATTGCAAAGTATCTCATCGCATCAATACCATGATTAAAAGCATCGATAGGTTTATTTAGTCTTTCACCAGTCTTTGATACATCCCATGTATAACTTCTTAACTCCTTAATTAAATTAACACTTCTTTCAGTTACTTTAAAATTATATTGTTGTAATATATTAATACCATAGTTTATTGAATCTCTACCTTTGTCTGTTGGCTTAATATAAAAACCATATCTTTTTAATTCTGCAATGCTTTTTGGTTCTGCTGAATCAGCATAAATAACATTATGTCCTACATTAAAGTTATTCATTAAATCTTTTATATCACTATTTAATAATCCTGTTCTATAAATAACTTCATCAAATATTAATTCGTTATCTAACTTATAACACGCTATTAATGTTGTAGGATCATTAGAGTAGCCAAAGTCCATACCATAACCTAATATTTTAGCATCTTCTGGAACTTGTCTTATTGTTTCCCAATTTGAAAACACAACACCCTCTAACGAGCCAACTAAACCCAATCCATATACATTCCACCAATTCGCCCAATATTTAGAAGTTAAACCTTTTTCTTTTGCTTTCTCAATCTCTTTTACTATGTTATCAGATAATGCTTCATTGTCTTTATAGGTAAGTATTATAAACTCACTATCTTCATCAGGTATTAATTCTGTATGTGCATAAAACTCATGCGTAGGGTTGTAATCTAAATATACATCATCTGATGTTCTTATTGCTAATTGATTGTATGCTTCAAATGGAATATTGTTAGCCTCATTAACATATAGAATATTACGCCTCGCACCTCTTAGCTTATCTGGTTGCTCAACACTAAAAAATTCTATGTAGGAGTTATTAGAAAATGTGTATTTTAAAAAAGACTTATTAAAGTTTGGTGTTATCCATCTATTTGTTTCTTGCATTATTTTTATGAAGTCTTTTAATGCGCCACGCCTTAAATGTGGTATTGATTCTGAAACAACTGATATTTCTAGTCCTGGAGTTTTAGTTGCTTTATCAATGAGAATAGGTAGTATGCCATAAGTCTTACCTGCTGACGTACCACCTTGTATTATTTTGATCCTCTTTTTTAATTTAAGGATTTTATTTATTGCAGTTGTTCTAACAAAACTCATTCAGGAAATAATGGTTGTTCTGTTATCTTAGTTATTTCTACCTTATCAGTTGGTTTGCCATACATATATTCAAAGTACATTTTAACTGCCCATGAATGTTCCTCACTAATAGCGTTTTTAAGTGCTTTAAAGGCTTTTTCTTCTAAAGGTGATAGTTTCTCTATTAATGCTTGTTCTTCTGCTTTAGATGGTCTACCTGCCTTTCCTTTTGTACTATGCCCTCCATTATTTTTTCTGCCATCTGCCATAATTAATAAAATTTAATTAATTAATTCTATTATATAACGTAATACTATTGATTTTGTTTATCATCTTCTTTAACGTATATAATTGCTTCTATGTTTTTAAGCCTATCGTTTAAGTGCATTACTACATTCTCTAATAGTCTTATTCTTTGTTCTCTTGTTTGTTTTTGTTTCATTCTTTTATTGTTAGTTCTTCACCTGTTAAAGCAAAGTATAGGTTTTGTAATTGGTGTATATATTTTATATGTCTTAAACATTCACCAGAATAAAGAAATATGTTTATTTCGTTTTCAATAAAACCTACGGAAAATTCAAAATACCCAGATTTAGGAATATTAATATTTTTAAGTTCATATATTGAATCGTAATCTGTTTCTTTTATATACTTTTCAAACCCAAACTTCAATAACCATTCTTCTGTTAGTGGTATTGGTTTAACATAACTCATCAAACTATAAAAGTCTTTATCAAATTCATCATTATTAATAGGGGAATAATAAATTTTATCATTTAAAACACCTAAAACAGTTATTGATAAAGTTGTAATACCATCAATAACAACATAATTACCTATCCTTAATTCGTTTGCTTTCATTTAGTAAGTTTCATATACTTTATTAACTTCATTTATATATTGATCCACGCAACATGATGGCTTACCAATATCTACCGAAAAGAGTTGTATCATTATTTCTCTTAGTTTTTTTATCTGCTCTTGGCTTAGATCACCTTTTTCTTTTCTAAATTCAGTCCAGTAGTTGTATTGTTCTTCTGTAAAGCATTTTGTATTAGTCCATTTGGTTTTACTATTCTTATTTACAAATTCAATAAAATCTTTTGATGTATCGAATTTTTTAGGAAAAATAACACAATATTCACTACTTGATATAACTATTTTATTTAAAATTGATTTTCTTTTATCACACCCACAATCATCTTTATCTACAAGTTTATCTGCTCCTATTGCTTTAATACCATCTTCAACTAAATCACCTAAACCTTTTTTTACTTTTTTAGTTTCAGTATTCCACTCTTTCCAGGCTTTTGTTCTTTTATCTTTTGGTTCTTTCATTTTTTATACTTTTTAATTGTTTCAGTATCTTTAATCTTTTCCATTGCTCTTTTTTTCCAATAGTGAAGTTTAGTAAATTGTACACCCAATAAATCTTCATTATCTCTTAGGCTTCTTTCGTGTGTATGTAATAGTACTTCACAATCAAATAAATGTAATTCTTCTAATGCTTGTGTTATCATGTGTCTTTTCTCCAACACATTTTCATCGGTTATACTATCTAATATTTTTTTTAATTTGTAAGTTGTTTTTAGTTTATCGTATTTTACTTCTTCTCTTTTGTGGTCTATAAATAAGTGATACATCATAGAATAGAAATAAGAATCTTTTAAATCTGTTATATCTAATTGTTTATCATAAACCTTTAAATACATATCATTAACAATGTCATCAGCTAACGATTTATCGCCACAAATTTTTAAGGCATATAATCTCCACTTTGTATCTTTTTTAGATAGTTCGTTAATCACGCATTAAATATAATTAAAAATTATTTTAAATTATACTTTATTCCTATATAAAAATTTGGGTTTAATCCTTTAGTGTTCCATCTATCAGATAAATCACCTCTTTTTATGAGTTGTCCTAATGCACTTAATTTTAGTTTATCACTTAGTTTGTAACTTAGATCACCAGATAAACCATAAGTAAAATAACTTTGTTTCCATCTATGTATTAATCCTGTTACTATGCCTCCAGATAATTCTATGTTTTCTATTTGTTGGTTAAAAGTCCAATTAGGAATAATTAATAAGCTGGAGTAATCACCTCCTTTTAAGTTAGCATATTCTATCTGTGTGTTAATTGAGAAATAATAACCGTTTAATTGATAGCCTTGCAAAGATATTTCTAATTTAGCATCAATAGTCCCTGGTTTGTTGCCACGTTCATCACCTAAGAATAATAATCTTGCATCTTGATAAACACCTATTGATACATTATCTTGTGCTTTACATTCGTTAATTGCAGTTAAAATTATAGCTATTGGTATTAACCAGATCCATCTTTGTTTTTTTGTTAGTTTGTCTTTCATAATATTATCATGTTTTCTCCTAAGAAGTTTATATAATTATTTATTGCGTTAAAGTCTTTACACGTTCCGTTTTCTATTTCCTTTATCTTGGTTAAAGATATTTCTAATATATCAGATAACCATTTTTGAGTTTGTTCTCTTTTTGATTTTGCTGCTTTTACTCTTATAGTTAGTTGGTTTCTCAACTCTAAATCATCAATAAAAGAAAAATATAGTTGAGATTCCAACCAATCTATATCCGTAATGTACTGTGTGTCATTCATTTGTTTGTGTTTATGTGTTATATCCCTAGTTATGTACAATAACTATTTTAAGTTAAGTTTGTTAATTCCTCCAGTATCTAGTCCTTCGCCTAAGCATTTACCCTCGCACCAAACATCAGTCAATCCATCTTTTCTAGTTATCAAGGCATAGGTTTTAACAATGTTAGTGTCTTTTTTAGCGTTACAGTTGCTAACACCAAATAAAGATAATATTCGGTCTGCAAATACATTAGGTGCTTCATCGTTGTATAAAGCGTCTGCGTATAATTGTTCTATTTGTTTTTTCTTATCCATACTATCCTTATTTAATTCGTTAGCAAACATTAAAACGATTTGCTAACACGGTATATAGTTAATGCCTAATTCCGTGCTAAATTCAATCGTTTGTGCTTGTTTACCCATAATTAAAATATTTTTTTTGCCAACGCTCTTTTGCTTCCTACGTCAGCAATTTGGTTTTAGCTTCGTTTATATAATCTTCATTTATATCAACACCAATATATTTTCTATTCATTTTTTTAGCAACTATCGCTGTTGTTCCTATACCTACAAATGGGTCAAAAACAATATCGCCTTCATTGCTGCACATATTTAAACATCTTTCTACTAATTCGTCAGGAAATGGGCAAACGTGATTAGAATTTCTAACAGATGGTATATCCCAAACACTTGTGCAATTTGGTTTATTCCAAACTTTTGGTTTCCCAATCATATAAATTCTTTGGTCAGCCATTGTTGGTCTTTTTGCAGCACTTATACCATTTCCTCTATTCCAAATTATTTCAGACCATATAACAAATTCATTTAACCAATGTATAGGGTGGTAAAACTCGTTTTTTCTACCCCAAGCATATCTAACTTGATGCACATAAAAAACACTTCCCTTACATATTCTAACCATTTCACTAACACATTCTTTTTGCCATTGTTGGTATTCTTTTTCATCCATTTTATCATCATACCAATCTTCAAGTCTTTTACTTGTAAAACTTCTGTTCATTTGTGATTTACAAGAGTATTGCCCCATTAAATTATATGGTGGTGATGTTACTATTATATCAACAGAGTTATCATCCATTTCTTTCATAAATGATAATGCTTCTGCTTTATATAAATTGTTTATTTTGCCCACGCTCTAAAAAATATTTAATTATTACTTCAGTTCTAAATTCAAAGGTCTGTGCTATTTACACGGCACTAACCATATACCAATCCGTTATGTACAATATTTTTTTGCCATCCACTCATACTCTAAAACATTACTAATTGACTTTGGTGTACTCTCAATCGTTCGTTTGCATCTTTAAAGTATTGTTCGTCTATTTCGCAAGTAACTAAATCATAACCTAAATTATGACAAGCAATATCTAAACTTCCAGAACCTCTATGAGTATCTAAAATTTTATCACCTTCTTTTGCGTATCTCATTAACAACCATTCATACAAAGAAACTGGTTTTTGTGTTGGGTGTATTCTGTTTTGTTGCATTGCAGTTGTTTTGTAAATCTTTGCACCGTTTTTAAAAGAAGTCCAAGCCATTTCACACATAGCAAAACTCATATCTTCAGCTATCTTTTTATCCCAAATTATAAAACATTTGCAATTTCCTAATCTATCTAAAAAATAGTTTCCACCCCATATAATTTGGTTTTTACTTACTCTCATTAATTCTTTAAAGTATTCATCATCAGGCGTGTTTTTATCCCAATCTTTTACATCATACTTTTCTTTAAAATGTGTGCCACTAGAATTAATATCAATTCCGTAAGGTGGGTCAACTATTGCAAGATCAAAGTAGTTATCTTCATAACGTTTCATCATTTGCATATTACTTTCATTTGTTGCTGTTATCATCTTTATAAATATTTTAATTCGTACCTCATTAATTTGCCAACGCTCTAAAAAAATACAGTACATAACACCGTATAAAAAACATTAAAACGATTTTTTATACAATTCCATTATGTACAATAACTATTTTAAGTTAAGTTTGTTAATTCCTCCAGTATCTAGTCCTTCGCCTAAGCATTTACCCTCGCACCAAACATCAGTCAATCCATCTTTTCTAGTTATCAAGGCATAGGTTTTAACAATGTTAGTGTCTTTTTTAGCGTTACAGTTGCTAACACCAAATAAAGATAATATTCGGTCTGCAAATACATTAGGTGCTTCATCGTTGTATAAAGCGTCTGCGTATAATTGTTCTATTTGTTTTTTCTTATCCATACTATCCTTATTTAATTCGTTAGCAAACATTAAAACGATTTGCTAACACGGTATATAGTTAATGCCTAATTCCGTGCTAAATTCAATCGTTTGTGCTTGTTTACCCATAATTAAAATATTTTTTTTGCCAACGCTCTTTTGCTTCCTACGTCAGCAATTTGGTTTTAGCTTCGTTTATATAATCTTCATTTATATCAACACCAATATATTTTCTATTCATTTTTTTAGCAACTATCGCTGTTGTTCCTATACCTACAAATGGGTCAAAAACAATATCGCCTTCATTGCTGCACATATTTAAACATCTTTCTACTAATTCGTCAGGAAATGGGCAAACGTGATTAGAATTTCTAACAGATGGTATATCCCAAACACTTGTGCAATTTGGTTTATTCCAAACTTTTGGTTTCCCAATCATATAAATTCTTTGGTCAGCCATTGTTGGTCTTTTTGCAGCACTTATACCATTTCCTCTATTCCAAATTATTTCAGACCATATAACAAATTCATTTAACCAATGTATAGGGTGGTAAAACTCGTTTTTTCTACCCCAAGCATATCTAACTTGATGCACATAAAAAACACTTCCCTTACATATTCTAACCATTTCACTAACACATTCTTTTTGCCATTGTTGGTATTCTTTTTCATCCATTTTATCATCATACCAATCTTCAAGTCTTTTACTTGTAAAACTTCTGTTCATTTGTGATTTACAAGAGTATTGCCCCATTAAATTATATGGTGGTGATGTTACTATTATATCAACAGAGTTATCATCCATTTCTTTCATAAATGATAATGCTTCTGCTTTATATAAATTGTTTATTTTGCCCACGCTCTAAAAAATATTTAATTATTACTTCAGTTCTAAATTCAAAGGTCTGTGCTATTTACACGGCACTAACCATATACCAATCCGTTGTGTCGTAATACAAGTACATACGCACAACACAGAATATAAATAATAAAATTATATTGGCTTATGTTCTATTTTATAAGCGTAGTGATAATTACTATTTTTATTGTGGCTTCCGTAATACGTTTTCACAAGACACTTTATTTTTTCATTTGGCTTATATAAAGCAACAAAGCGTATTTCTTCTTTTATGTGGTCTGTGTACATCTTCATATAATTTAACTATTCATATTCTAATTCGTTGTAC